TCACAGCACACCTCGATTGAAGTGGTTCAATGATCCGATTCTTAAAATTACAAGTGAATATGAATCTACAATTTTTATAAAAGGATTCTATATTTGCTCTTAACAATAGTTGAACATCATGAGTAGTATTGTCCGCCTCATCAATAATGATAACTTTATGTTTCCGATCTGAATCCATCAAAGATACAGTAGAAGCAAAGTTCTTTGCTTGATTCCGAACTGTGTCAAGAAATCTACCTTCATCAGATCCATTGATAACGTAACAATCAACACCAAGTTCTGCACATAATGCTTTTGCTACTGTAGTCTTACCGATGCCAGGCGGCCCTGACAATAATAGATTAGGAATCTCTCCTTGCTGCAGAAAATCCTTAAAAGTTTTCTTTATACTTTCGGGTAGAATACATTCGTCTATAGTTTTAGGCCTATATTTTTCTACCCATATGAATTCATTTGTCATTCTTAGGCTCCACCATATTAACAGCTGGTTTAATCATGTCTAAAAGATCTTCGGATTTATATAATCCATCCTTTCTAGCAACATAATCCTCCCAATCTGCATAGGTGCTTCCTTTTTCATTTTCTGGTTTTATGTTAGCAATAAGAGTTACTACTGCAATATTTTTAAGGGTCTCTTCATCCATCTTATCCGCCGTAAATCGACAGAATTCTAGAATGAGTTCTTCTCTACTAATGTGTTTCATAATTAAAATCCTTTGGACTTTTTAGTCTTTGGTTTATCAATAACTTCAACCACTGGCATTGTGGTTAGATTATGAGATAGTTCAGTATTCCATAATTCTTGAACCTCATTATATGTTTTTAATATAACTGACCAATCTTCATATACCATTCTATAATGATGCCTGTCATATGGCAAATTACTTGTATGGGTATGAGTCATAACCAAGATGGTTTTCTTGATGGGTCACGGAGATAATTATCTGCAGCCCAAGGCTTAGATGCAATATATCTCTTGTATGCAGTAAAAATATCAATAGTTTTGTCATACTTGAACTCATCAGGCCCTGCAAAGGTAAATGATTCTGGTGTATTATGATAACCAAAAGGTATGATACTTTTTGCTTCTTCTATAGTTTTTTGGCAACTATGAACCTTACCATATCTGTGAGTGTATTCCTCACACAATCCAATACCGTGAGCAACTAACCACCATGTATTGATAAGTGATTGATTTGCCCATATAGTGCATGGGTGATTGCGAAATGCACCTTTCTCTGTTTTGTAAGGTTCGCCATTGATACGATGTATCTCACCATAATCATGACCCCATTTCTTAGAGCATACAATAGATAACATTTGACATGTTTCTAGTGGCATTTTGACAATGTGTTTGTCAGGTAAGACCTGAGCAGAAACATATGGTGATGGATCTGTTACAAAGATATTCATTACCAATTTTTAGCGTGAGTGTTTACTTCTACTGGTGTGTCAGTCTCAACATGATTATGTTCTATATTTTCAATGCTGAGATGTTCTAAAGCATTTGCGATTCTTTCAAGTGCATTTGCGATTCTATCGATGTCGATTGGATTAGTCATTCGGATGCCCTCCATTGTTTCCTCATTCTAACATAATCCTCAGATTTTGCAACAATGTCTCTCACATGTTTGAATATTCTCGCAGACTCAGCATATTTACTTGTCATATGATCTTCTGCCTGTGGTAATATATCTCTAGTTCCTTTCTTATATTTTCTACCTGAGTTATGATTAGCATATCTTCTTGCTCTGGTAAATCCCATCTCTAAGAATTTACGGCACATATCCATACCAATAAAATCTCCAACATCCCTATAATCTAGGTACATGCTGAAGATTTTATTTGCAGACTTTACTGCTATTTTAGGAGTTTTGAATCTCCAATGAGCACATATATCGTTAGTATAAGGGCGAACCAGTAGAACTCCTTGTTCTCCCCTTCCAATACGATAAAATTGGCGGTTCTTTTCAAGTGAAAAGTCAAGCGTCTTGTAATCGAGGCCATAGTCGAACTCTTTCATAAGGGTAACATAATGTAGTAATGGATTCAATCATGGTGATGCTGAGGATAATCTTGCTCCTGTGCTTTTTGTGTCATCACTGGATGACGGCCTTCATGTCCATGAGCAATACCTAATTCGTGCATCCTTGCATGTTCTCTGATCTCATCCCTGAGATCTTTTCCACCAGATCCAAAGGTCATGTATATTCCATATACCATGCCAACTAAAGTTGCAAAACCAATGAATACGATAAATGCAGCACCACCTTGCAATTCTGCGTGTGGAATTAGAGTAATAATAAAGTCAGTCAAAGTTTTAGGCTCTTTTTCTTTTTTGTTTGATTGCTAGAAATGATACTACTGCTGCTGTTGCAAATACAACTGTTGCAGATAATAAAAGATATGTTGGATCAAACTCAACATATGGTTGTGTTTCCCATGTGCCTGGCAATGTGTAGACAGATGGGTGTGAGGCGAAGAACATTTATCCCTCCCATGTGATATCAGGTTCTAAAGCTATATAGTAGGTCAAGTCATACTCAGCTGACTTAAATTGTGACAAAAGTTTACGAGAGATCTTAACTTCGTATGTACCAGGCACAATTTTGATGTTTTCTACTTTGAAGTTCATAGTGAATACTTTGTCAGTTTCACCAACAACAATAGAGAAATCATTTGATGTATCATTCTTACGATCAGATACAACCATCTTAATTTCTTTACCATCACCAACTACAGATAGATCTGACAAATGATATACACCAGCAGCCTTGAGTAATCTATCAAGTTGAGAACTTCTCAAAGTAAATTCTACGTCAACAGATGGTAGAGAAATAGATTTTTCTGGTGGAGAAACTATCACACTAGGATCAGCAAAGAAATATTTTGATCTCTGTTTACCTTCTTTGATGTTTACAAAACTCTGTCCTGTAAAATTAAGTTCGGGTTCTTGAAATAATCCAAGTGAATTTAAGAACTGACTTAGATCATAAACACCGAAATCCTGTGGAAAATCCTCATCTATATTTGCTTCTGCAAGAATATTTTTCATCACACTTATAGTGCGGAGTTGACTACCTTGCTTGAATAAAATTGATTGATTGATAGAAGCAAAGTTCTTAAGTAGGTTGATAGTTCTATCGGAAAGTTTCATTGGTAATTTAGTTGCTGTCGTCATTAATAAAAGCGAAATGATGTAGGAGTGTACAATAGTGAATGGCCTTTAGAATATCTTTTTCATTCTTACCATCTTTTTTGCCGAATCTTGATAGATATTTAATTGCATTGGATCGGCAAAATGCTTCCGCATCTCCAATACTTTCTATGAGATCTAGGGTTTGATAGTTACCCTTATCACTAGTATAGTGCAATTCGTACGTTTTGGCGATATAATCCTCTGCTTGTTTAAGAATTGCATCTTCTTCGTACTTAAATGTTTTGGTTATGTATGGAGGAACTGTGTTGTGTCCGAAGTGATGAGCTCTTTGGTCATCAACATCTGCCATATAATCACCCATGTAATGATCGAAGGCATCAGCATAGGGATTTGCAGTATTACCACCACCAACCACGAAGTCTGCTTTTTCTCGATCTGCTGGATCAGTAAAAGGATTCTCTCTATCGGGATCGTTGCGAGTGTAATCATACCAAGCATCAGAATGTTCTACCTCATCAGGAACCTCTGGTGGCCATGGAGAGCCTGGTGTCCACTCAAATCCTCCACTCTTTTCTATCCAATCAAGATCATCATCTTTCTTTTTTACATTACTCCAAGGTATTTCCTCAAAGTAATCTCCTTGAATTACCTCTCTGTGATTAGAGAATGGCAATCTTCGAGTTACAGTTTTACCACCATCAGGTGATTCATAAATCCAAGATTTATTTTCAATAGGATCGTATTCGTCACTTTCTAGTGGCGTTACTCTAGTATCAGTCATAATAGGATAGTCCTCTTCAAATGTGCCGTCTAGGATTGATGCTGCTAGACTCCATGCGTTAACCATAACAAAATAGAAAATCATTTACAAGACTTTCTGCTTTTTCTTTTCCAAACTTCCCTGCAAGATATCCTCCTACTGGATCTAGTTTGGTCATGTAAGCATCAAAATCTTTGTATGTGCTGGTATCTGTTCCAGATGGTTTCTCTAATTCTACCATTTCTTTATACTTTGTCAAGTATTGTGCAAACATATCAAGATGTTCATCTACCTTATCAAAGGTAGTATATCTGACAAATATATTTTCAGAGAAGTGATTACCCATTTCAAAAAATCGATAATCCTTTTCTGCTTTTGGTAGCCCTTCCACAGAGAACAGATATTTTTCTACAGGATGTTGAAAGTCAAATACAATGATGACTCTTTTTTCTGTAAAACCCATCAAATCCATACCAAAACAAGGTAGATTACTGCCTGTTTTAGGATAGATGATGGTGTTGTAGATGGATGATTTATCACTCCATATATCCACTTCTCTAGATTTGATAATGTGTGGGTTGGTAAAGGTTCTAGCAGTTAACTTAGTTCCTTTACCTTCCCAACAAGCCCATTCAGACTCAAATTTCAAATCAGGAAACGTTTTAAACAGAAGGGATTTGTAATTCGTCCACAGGTTCATTAGGTGTTTCTTCTCCAAAGTTTACATCAGCATCAACCTTATCATATAGATCAAGGAAGGCCTGTTTTGTTTCATCATCAAAACGATTTACACATATCTCAATCGCTTTCTCTTTGTTTTTCCATATAGAATATGCCTTTACGATATGAACAAGGCGTCTTGTAGAAATAACTTCCTCAACACCACCGTCAAAGAATGTTTTACGGATGATGTCTCCCCAATCGACAAGTCTCTTACAGAACTCTTTGTCATCACATAGGAGATTTAAGATCTTTTCCTCAGTTTTTACTGATGGGTAGGACTGCTCGAATGTTGCTGGGAATCGCTCAAGGAACGCTTCGTTAAGCACATTAGTTCCAATGAAACGTCCGTCGTCTGAACCTTTGCCTTTAGTGTTGGCGGTAGCGATGACGTTGAATCCTTTTGAGGGTTTAACGTATCTTCCGATCTTTTTGAGGAAGACTCCGTTTCCTTCAAGGATACTTTGAAGACAAAGGATCTTGTTTGAGGCAAGGTCGATTTCGTCAAGAAGCAATATAGCTCCTCGCTCCAAGGCTTCGATGACTGGCCCGTTATGCCAGACTGTGGAACCATTAACAAGGCGGAAACCACCAATAAGATCATCTTCATCTGTTTCAATAGTAATGTTGACACGCACAACCTCTCTCTTGAGTTGAGCACATGCTTGTTCAACACCAAATGTCTTTCCGTTGCCAGACAATCCAGTGATGAAGCATGGGTAGAATATTTTTGAAGAAATTATCTTCTTAACGTCAGTAAAACTTCCAAACTTGACAAAATTAGGATCAACTGCTGGAACTAGATTTTGTTCTACTGGTGGAACAATAGCAGGAGCAGCAAAGTTTGCTTCAAGTTTCTCCTTGACAGTTAGGTTCCACTTACCAATACCTTTTTTGAAAGGCTTGAGATATTTGGTGACGGTTTGATATCCGACATCATTCTGAGCACAGTATGCTTTGATATGTGCGGAGGTAATCTTGTTACCGTATAGATCTCTGAGAGAATTGATTAGAGATTCGGGGTTCACTTTAGCTTCAAAAGGCATTTGTTTCATTCTGTAGTATGTATTCATTATAATCATAGAAGTGCCACAATACAATAGATGTTGTGACACTAATATAATTGGTCTATGCGATAAATTCCATAAACTGACTCAATACTTTCTTATTCATCTTCTTACCATTAAGAGACTTTTTGAAAGCAGATTTGATTTGTGCTTTGGTAGCATCTTCTTTCACAGTAAACTCAGTATCATTACCAAGAGCATGTGAAGATAGTCCGAAGTAAGCATGGTATCCAACATCAGTAAGTTTGAGTGACTTATCTTTTTTCCACCCTGCTTGAATATGTTGTACCTTATCGAAATCCCAATCCATGTATTTTCTGATAAATGAATTGGCGTCTCTACCATCCATAACTCGGATACCTATAAAATTAACATCTGGAAATCTACCTCTAAGTTGATTAAGAAGTGCTGATGTAACTTCATGGTGGTTTGATTTACAGAAATAAGTTTTTTTGTTGTGCTTATCTCTAATGTAAACTGTTCCGTTCATGATGGATCTAGATCCCATGTAATTTCTCTCAGGATTATCAGGATATGTAAAGTTTTTACTGTATGAAAGTGGATGAGCTTCACCATCAGTAAGAGTGATGCATTGTACTTTTTGAACACCTGTAGATTTTTTGAAGGCAGGGATTATTTGATTCAAACATACTAGAGCTTCATTGAGTGGAGTTCCTGATAGATTCAATCTTCTAGGAGATTGATAGTAGATGTTAGGATTCCATCTGTAGTATGCAGATAGTGATGTAGCCAATCTCCAAATACTAAGTAGTTGTTTCTCTAAATCTGATTTTTTACAATCACTTGTGAAAAACTCCACCATACTGAAGTTACTTTCGATTCTTACCACGCCATCTTTTTCTGTGTGATGAGTAGACATATCTCTTCTGTATGTGTAGTCTCTGTAAATATATTCATCATCATTACTATAGTGATTCCATTCATTAGTAAAAGCAAATACTTGAAAAGGAATTTGAACCTTTTTACAAAACCAAATTAAGTTGTATAATTGTTTGATTGTATCCATAAGAACTGTACTCATAGATCCTGACCAATCAAGAACAAAAACTAACCCATGATTTTTGCCATCAGGCAATACTGTAATTTTTTTGAATAAATCCTCATTGTACTTGTAAGAATGTAATTTTGTACAATCAAGAATACCAGTTTTTGCAACAGTAGCGCGAGCGTATGCATCAGCAGATTTACGGCACTCAAACTCTTTTACAAGATAGTTGACTTCTTTCTGAGCAGATCTACGAAATAATCTGTAATCATTGTCAACTGCCTGAAAGATATCCATTTTTGATGATGACTCTGCATCAAAATGTTTTTGAGATTTTATCCAAAAATTCTCCAGATACTTATGAACATCATCATTCTTAGCAACAATTGTATTCATATCTAAATCAGGTAACTCAACATATTCTGGTTCGTAGTATGAGTTAGTTTCTTTCTTAGATAACTGTTCTAAATTATCTTGGAAAGTTTTGTCTGTGATTGCCTCAGATACTCCACCATGAATTCCACCCATAAAATTATTATCAGAAGCATTTTCTAGTTCCTCAAGTAATTCTTGATCTGTCATGCTGTCTATATCGGGTCTTCCCTCTCCTTGTTGAACATCAGCATCATTATCGTGATCTTCACCGTCTTGATCTGTTTCTCCAGATGGTATTTCCATTTCACCAGATCCTCCACCCATACCAGATTCACCCATGTCACCAGCAGAAAACTCAAGGGAATCTATTTTAGTCATCATCTCTTCTTGTTTTTTGATGAAATGATATAATTCTTCAGCAAGTTCAAGAACTTCATCGAATGTTTCAGTTTTGAAAGCTTTGTCTACAAAATAGAATTCATCTTCATCAAAACTTACATTTTCAAACTTACCAATCTTGTAATGAATATTAAGTCTATCTGCTAGACCCATCGCATCAATATCATGACTTGATAATTCAAAGAAATCTTGATCAGCAAGTTGAGAATATCCGTTGTAAAATGTTTTACTCAAGCCAGGATATCTTTGCTTCATCAATTTTTCGATTCTTACATCTTCTAATACATTGACATAAGAATGAGGAACGTCTGGATATTGGATTGTCCAGTTATCAGAGGGTGTATATAATGCGTGACCTACCTCATGTCCTACTAGAAGGTCGTATACAACCCCTGAGGCCTTCTCCCACATTGGTAAGGTAAGAACTCTACGCTCTGTGTCAAAAGACGCTGTGGAGACCTTACGGTTCTCAATGATGAGATCTTCTGTTGCAAGTAGTTTTGCGAGTTGACCTTTGACTTCGTAATTAACCTGTGTGAGCATTTGTTTTCTTGTCTATGTACACATGATAATCGATTTTGTGCCAATTTCAATCAACAATGTGCCAGTTTGTCAACTGTCTACCCCGACCATTTTATGGCTGTATCCAAGGCTTTCTTTGCTGTATTCTGTAACTTTATTACTTTACTATCATACGTTATTGTAAATCCAAACAGATCTCCTTCTGGATCATCTGGCATACCTACAGGTTGCACAAAAAATATGCCTGCATGGGCAACTGTTCTCCATTCCATATCAATAAAACCTAGATTCCTCAAGGCACATTCTAGTTTTAATGAATGGCATCCCTCTAGCAACTGCATACGGTATACCGAACTCTGTACTATTATGTAGAATACTTAACTTTTGAGAATCCGTTCATTTTTTCAAAGGTAATTAGATTATCTAATCTATCTGTCAACTCATCTACCTTATGCGATATCATGAACACATAAGCATCCTTGATGACATACTTGATAATTTTAGTAAACTCGTCAGTGCCGTTACTATCAAGTGAACTGTCAAATATTTCGTCAAGGATCAGTATATTCGTAGAGGATGAGTTCTTCATCTTTGCAATATCACGCCATGTGAATAACAAAGCAAGGTCAATTCTCATTTTTTCTCCCTCAGAGAATGATTCATAACTGAATTTTTCATGTATAGGAGATTTTATCTTCTCATTGAACTGTTCATCCAACGTAAAATTGATATAAAAGTCCATCATTTGAAGATACTTATTGATCTTCTGGTTCATGACAGGCAAATACCTCCTTATGATCTTTGCTTTGACTCCAGAATCTTTCATCATAGAGTTTGCAAAGTCTAAGTAATTAATTTCTTCGGTTTGATCAGCTTTATTTTTTTCTACTTTTGTTAAATCACTCTTGAGACCTCTAAGTGTTGCTCTTTCAGTATTTCTATTTTCAATTTGTTCGGTAATTTCTTGAACTTCGTGTTCATAATCTCGGATTTGTCTTTGGTATTCAGAAATTTTAAAATTGTTTGTTGAAATGTCATTCGTTAGTTGCGTGATCTGCTTGGAAATCTCTATAAACTTGGTCTCTTTTCTTTGTTCTGTGTTTATAGTTTTTTGAAGGTCTTTGTATGCGGAGTTAATCTCCTTTACCTTTGCTTCAATATCTCCAATCTTATTTAATCTAAATTCCTCCTCTATTTTTTGTTCACAGGTAGGGCATTCCGCATTATCCTTGAAAAACTGATGCTCTTTGGTGATAATCTTAATCTTTTGTTCAAGTTTACCCTTCACTGTGTTATATTTCTTAAGAGAAGGTGAAGCAGAAGCTAAGGTTTCTAACTCAGGTTGATACTTTGTCTTAACAAGATTTTCATATTTGGTATTTTCACCCATCAAACCAGCAGAATCTTCAAATAGTATGTCTATTTTTTCTTTCATATCTTTAATTCTTTTCTTTCCACTCTTATCAAGATCAGAAATAAAGTTTTTCTGCATTTCTATCTTTTCACCTATCATATCTTTCTTGATAGTGAGTTCTTTTATTTGAGTATTGGCTTTACTTATCCTTTCTCTTAGTATTTTTGCCATTCCAGAGAAAATTTTGATGTCTAAAACATCTTCTACTATCTCTCTACGGTGTGTATTACTCAACTGCATAAAAGGAACAAAGGTAGCTGACCCTAATATGGTAGTCTGAGTAAATGATTTGTAATTTAGTCTAAGAATATTATCTTCTAAGTATGCCTGTTGATCTACTGCGTTTGCAAATTGATCTTGTTTCTTACCATCTACATAAATTTCAAATAAAGTAGGTTTCATACCTCTGACAATGGTGTATATCTTACCATTGGCTTCAAATTCTATATGAACTTCACATTCTTTGTCATTTACACTATTGACTAGCTGCGTTTTTTTGATCTTACGAAAAGGCTTATTATATAAAACAAAAGTAAGAGCGTCAAGAATAGTAGATTTGCCTGCTCCATTAGCACCGACTATTAAATTTGTGGGGGATTTTTGAAAACTTACAATTATAAACTGATTACCAGTTGACAGGAAGTTACGCCACCGTATCGTTTTGAATATTATCATAATCTTTTGGTGGAATCACTATATCATCAGGTGAGATAATAACATATTTGTATTTGTGTTTCTGACATGTCTCTACAGCCAGTTTATCATCTATTTCTACAACTGTCAAGGGGATTGCTTCGTTTGCTTCTAAGAGTCCAGCATACCTAGTTGCATCATCTTCCTCTTCAAAAAGGTATAAAGCCTTATGTCCGTCATCATTTGTGACAGCATAAGCGCCTTCTCCTTCTTTTCCTAAGAGTGATAAGATGTACATTACTCCGCTTCACATGCCTCTAAGTATACTTCTTTCAGAAGTGTTTTAACTCTCTCTTTTTTTAGTTCAAAATCAGAGTCCTCAATATATTTATTAAGTAAAGTCAAGGTATCCTCAACTTTTTCTCCATCTAAATCAACTTCTTTATCATTGATTTCTGTATTTTCAACTACCTTTAAGTCTATTATACCAGCTTTGAGAAGTTTATCAAGAAATTTATCATATTGTAACTGACTTTTTCTTGATCTAACAAAAACTTTTACAATCTTATCTTTATAAAGATGAGCTTTGAACAACTCTGCTGGTGTATCATCATAATATATTTTTTCAAAAATAGTATAAGTGTTTTCTATAAACTCAATTTCACCAGTTTCTGTGTCTAGGATACTAAATCCTCTTTTATCTCCACAATCATTCCAATACATCTCATAGGGATTGCCTAAGTAGAACGTATGTCCATCATTACTTCTAGTATGATAGTGTCCTGAGAATACTGTATCAAATTTTTCTATGATGCCTGTGTCGATTCCTCCCTGTTGAACCATGCCTGGATATAATTCAAACCCAGTGAGTTCAAGATGTCCAAAGGCAATCTTTGCATCTGATTTTTCTATTGCATCAAGCGTTTCCTGATAGTTGTCATCACATATCCAAGGCAACATCATAGCTTTAAAACCATTAATGTCGTATGTGTCGGGTGAGGATATTGGAATTAGATTATCATAGTGTTCTAAAAGAAGATCAACAGAGTTAACATTGTTTGTATTCTTGTAATAAACATCATGATTACCTACAAGTTGCCAAACTTTTATACCTAATTGTTTAAACTTGTCATATACATGTTCCTTAGACCAATTCAAAGACCAGTAATCAATATTCTTTCTATTATCAAAAGCATCTCCCATATGGATACACTCTTTGATGCCTCTCTTTTCTAGTTCTGGAAAGAATATGTCGTCGTAAAATTTTTGAAAGAAATCATGAAACACCTTATTACCCCTCCGACCTCCGAAGTGGGTGTCAGTTATAATTGCTATCTTCATGTCATAGGGTGAAATAATAAATCTGGGAAATAATAATTAAACATTATAAGAATTACTGATGTCATTGTTAACCAAAT